GCATGGTAAATTATGGAAAAGGAACAAGATTTAACACAAGATCTGGTAATTAAAAATGGCAAAAAAGAAATTTAGAGACACAAAAGTCGGTGGTTTTTTAACCAAGGTAGCCCCCGGAATTTTAGGGATAGCTGGCGATATATTACCAGATGCAGGTATCTTTGGGATAGTAAAAAATCTTATAACTAAAGACGATACATTACCACCAGAAGATAAAGAGAAAGCTTTAATGTTATTAGAGCAAGATATGGTAGAGATGGAAGAAGTATCAAAACGTTGGGATAGCGATATGAAATCCGATTCATGGCTTAGTAAAAATACACGACCGATGTCTTTAATATTTTTAACATTATCTATGGTATTATTAATATTATTAGATAGTTTTGAATGGGATTTTCATGTAAGTGAAGGATGGGTAAGTTTATTACAAACCCTTCTTGTTACTGTATATGTAGCTTATTTCGGTTCTCGTGGAGCAGAAAAATTCCAATCTATAAAAAAATAGTAAAAATCTTTAAAAATAAGTGATTATATTATAGAACAATTAAATTAAATTAAATTAAATCAAAAATTATGAAAAAATTATTATTAAGTATTTGTATGCTTATTGCTATGACTAGTTATAGCCAAATAAGTAAAGAACTACCAGGAATATGGAAAGGTAAAAGTAGTAGCCATTATGTATTTGTAGTAGTTAATGAAGAAGAAAAACTACAATTTACAAATGTATCCTGGGAAGAAGGTAATATTTTAAAAGAAGAAGTATTAGAAAAAGAAAAGGAACATATTATTACACAAATTTATAACCCAGAAAATGACTGGTGGGTATCTATTAAATATACAATGATAGATGAAAATACAATCCAATGTGAATTTAGCGGTGATAGTAATAATGTTTCAATTTATAAACGACAATATATAACAAATTAAATCAAATAAAATGAGTGAAGAAAAGAAAAAACTAACAGAAGAAGAATTAAAAAAAGTTCAAGATCATCAAGGACAAATTGGTAGACTAGTACACAATATTGGTGTATTAGAAGCTGAAAAGCATGCGGCATTACATATGCTAGCTGGCGCAAATGAAGATCAAGAAAAAACCAAAAAAGAGCTTGAAGAAAAGTACGGCGCTATAAGTGTAAATATAAGCGATGGATCCTACGAGGAGGTGAAGAAAGAGGAAGTCGAAAAAGAAAATGAATAATGTAATACGGAAGATCAGTATTGGTTCGGATTACAAAAATGAAGCGATGCATTATGCTGTTGGACAACAAGTATATGGTGGTCATGAAATTTCTCATATTATATTAGATGAAAAAGACAAGTCTTATAATATTTATATAAAGAAAAATAATGAGGTATTGCCTTGGAAGAAATTTAATTCTAATATGGCAATATCTATTGAATATGATCTAGAATATTAATGAGAAGTTTATATGATTTTATCATTGAACCTGTTGGTGAAAGATATACTAATACCTCTAAAGTAAATGGTAAAGATTTAGTATTAAATACTAAAATTGAAAGCTTTAAATTTGTAAATAGAATGGCTAAAGTTATAGAAACACCTTTGGCTTTTGAAACCAAAATTAAAAAAGGTGATACTATTGTAGTACACCAAAATATATTTCGTCGATTTTACAATATGAAAGGTGAACAACAAAGTAGTCGATCATCTTTTAAAGATAATTTATATTTTGCTACATTAGAACAAATTTATTTATATAAAAATAAGGGGGATTGGAAGTCTATTAATGATAGATGTTTTATAAAACCCCTTAAAAATACCAACGAATTTAGCATGCAAAAAGAACAACACTGTATTGGTATATTAAAAATAGGTAATAATACCTTAAAAGGTATCGAAATCAATCCAGGAGACAAGGTTGGGTTTAAACCCGGCGGAGAATGGGAGTTCATTATTAATGGCGAACGTGTTTATTGTATGAAATCAAATGATATAGTTATAAAGTATGAATACCAAGGAAACGAAGAAGAATATAATCCAAGCTGGGCATAAAGCCGTTGAGGAACTTATTAAAGTTGCTAAAGAAGCTATTGTTGATTCTAACACTGATATTTCCGCAGATAGATTAAAAAATGCTGCAGCTACTAAAAAATTAGCTATATTTGATGCTTTTGAAATTCTAAATAGGATTGAAGAAGAAAAGAATTTGCTAGAAGATAAACCCAAGGTAGAAGAAAAGAAAGAAAAATCTTTTAGAGGATTTGCAGAAAAAAGGTCTAAATAATGTATAAGCAAGAATTATATAAAATCCTACCGAATTATATTAAATCTAAAATTCTTAAACGAAATAATAGATATAAAAAATGGGAGTATGGATACAATGAAGACCATGATTTTATAGTCATTAGTAAGTCAGGAATGATAGGTGAAGTATATGAAATCCAAGGATTAAAAATAGCTTTACCAAAACAACCTAAAGAAGTACATAAATTTGAATCTGAAAGATGGGAAAAGAGTTTTTTACCTAAAGTATTAGGTAATATTAAAAGTGTATTTGAATGGGATAAATACCCTGAAGATTTTAAGGAAAAATGGTATGATTATATTGATGAAGAATTTCAAAGACGGGAAGAAGGTTTTTGGTATTCTAATCAAGGCAACCCTACTTATCTTACTGGCACTCATTATATGTACTTGCAGTGGAGTAAGATTGATGTTGGGCCACCAGATTTTAGAGAAGCCAATAGATTATTCTTTATATTCTGGGAAGCTTGTAAAGCCGACGATAGATGCTACGGAATTTGTTACCTTAAAAATCGTAGATCAGGATTCTCTTTTATGGCCTCAGGAGAGGTAGTTAACTTAGCAACAATATCAAGTGATTCCAGGTATGGAATATTATCTAAAACTGGACCAGATGCTAAAACGATGTTTACTGACAAGGTTGTTCCTATATCAGTAAATTATCCATTCTTTTTTAAACCGATTCAAGATGGTATGGATCGACCTAAAACAGAATTAGCATATAGGGTTCCAGCTTCTAAATTTACTAGAAGAAAGATTATAACCGGTGAAGTACTCGAAGAATTAGAAGGCCTAGACACCACAATTGACTGGAAAAATACTGGTGATAATAGTTATGATGGTGAAAAATTAAAACTATTAGTACATGATGAATCTGGAAAATGGGAAAGACCTAGCAATATTTTAAATAATTGGAGGGTTACAAAAACATGTTTACGACTAGGTAGTAGGATTATTGGTAAATGTATGATGGGTAGTACCTCTAATGCCTTAGATAAAGGTGGTAATAATTTTAAAAAATTATATGAAAGCTCAGATGTTACAAAAAGAAATGCCAATGGACAGACTCGCTCAGGACTCTATTCTTTGTTCATACCTATGGAATGGAACTACGAAGGATACATTAACGCTGATGGATTACCTGTATTCGAAACACCCAAGAGTCCAGATGAAGATCCCCATGGGCAAAAAATTAAATTAGGAGTATTAGATTATTGGCAAAATGAAGTAGATGGTTTAAAGGAAGATCAAGATGCTTTAAATGAATTTTATAGACAATTCCCACGAACCACACAACATGCCTTCAGGGATGAATCTAAGAATTCATTGTTTAATCTAACTAAGCTTTACCAACAAATAGATTGGAATGCTGATATTAAACATAGCAGCGTTATAACACAAGGATCTTTTCAGTGGGTAGGAGGAATACAAGATACTGAAGTACTATTCGTTCCTAATAAAAATGGAAGATTTATAGTATCCTGGACTCCCCCAACAAGATTACAAAATAATATAATATTAAAATTAGGAAAAAAATACCCTGCTAATGAAAATTTAGGGGCCTTTGGCTGTGACCCTTATGATATATCAGGTACAGTAGATGGTAGAGGATCTAATGGAGCTTTACATGGACTAACTAAATTTAGCATGGAAGATGTTCCGCCTCATCATTTTTTCTTAGAATATATTGCACGACCACAAACCGCAGAATTATTTTTTGAAGATGTATTAATGGCTTGTATTTTCTATGGAATGCCAATACTTTGTGAAAATAATAAACCTAGGTTATTATATCATTTTAAAAGAAGAGGGTATAGACATTATGCAATGAATAGGCCAGATAAAATATATAATAAACTCTCAGTAACAGAAAGAGAAATAGGTGGAATACCAAATTCAAGTCAAGATATTATACAAGCACATGCTGCTGCAATTGAATCTTATATAGAAGAGTATGTAGGATTAAAAGAAGATGGTAATTTTGGAGATGTATATTTTCAACGTACATTAGATGATTGGGCTAAATTTAATATAAATAATAGAACAACCCATGATGCCTCAATTAGCTCAGGATTAGCTATAATGGCATGTAATAAGAATAAGTATAGACCAGTCCCTAAGCTTATTAAACAAGAATATGAATTAGGGATTAAAAAATACGACAATACAGGAGCATTATCCAAAATCATACAATAAATGAAGATAAACTATAATACTAATAGTCCTTTTCCAAGTCAAGTAGTAAGCGACGAAGAGAAAGCAAGCTGGGAATATGGAGATCAA